GTATGCCGACATCCGGTTCCTTAAGGAGCAGATAAGGGCCACGTTCAAGGCCGCAATGCAATGAAGATGATGCCAAACTCGATATAACAACACCAAACTTGGAACCCGCCACGTGACGATACACGATGGCGGGATTTTTTTGCATTTATTTCTCAAATACACAACCTTTTTAGCCCCGAAAAACACGAATTTGGCACAATTTGCAAATTGTGCCAAATCTACACAACAAAAAAAACAAAAAAAAATTGTCATTACGTAATTTTACACAAAAATTTAGCAACGAAAGGAATGAGAAACAAAATTTTCCAAAAACTAAAACAAGGTTATTCTCACCTTGGGTTAGGTGATGACATTCTTCAGGCACATGCCGAGGGGCTGGTGGCAACAGGGCTTGTTACTGACGAGAACATTGACAATGTAGTTAACACTCAGAAGAGTTTCCTCGAGAGTTTGCAAAAAGCAAACGATGCCCGTGCAACTTCAGCGGCCACAAGGGCCAAAGAAGCAGCAAGGAAAGAGTTTGAAGATGCGGCCAAAGCCGCGGCAGACGAGAAAGCGCGAAAGGAGAAAGAAGAGCGGGAACACAAGGAAAAAGAAAAGGAGATGCCGGACTGGTACAAGACAGAAAAGGCGGCAAGTGACAAGACTATCAGAGAACTCTTGGATTCTATAAAGACGATGAAAGAGGGTTATGACACCATGAAAGATGAAAACGACAGGTTCAAAGTAGAGAAAGCCGTCACCGAACGTAAAAATCTGATTATCTCCAAAGCTAAGGAGTTGGGCATACCGCAGTATCGCATTGACGAGGGGTTCGCTATTGCTGACGATGCAGATGAAGCGAAGATCGGAGAATATCTTACGAAGGTAGCGAACAACACCAAAGCGCAGGTTCTTCCGGGCAACAGAGACATGTTCCCGCTTGCTGACAAACAGCCAAGTGTCGAGAACATTAAATCTATTGTCGATAAGTTGTGCCCCAAATAATGAATGTATTAAGTGTAAAAAGATTGTTATTCAGGATGAAAAATGATTTAAGTGTAAAGAAAGAGCAGATTATCTTCGGGAAGGATGCTATTGTCATAAGGAAGTATATCAGCGGTCTTGAGGGAGGCCGTACGCTCGACATGACAGACTATCCGATGAAAGTGGTGGAAGCCGGCCATGTAATAATTACAAAGGACGGCACCTACAAACCTATGCCGCTGACCCCGAAAATGCAGGGAGAATCGGGTAGCCAGACTGAAGTGAAAGACGAAAATGGCAATACCGTTTATGTCTATGATACTCTTCCCACAGGGTTCAGTTATGCCGGTGTTCTATACCGTGCTATCCTTACCGCAGAGCCAGCAGCCTCTATTATGACTTGGGGTATAGTGAACGAAGTGGCAGTGCCTTATCCCATGGAATCTATTCTTGCAGCATTTAAGACTGCATGCCCGCATATTGACTTTACAAAAGACGAGGAGGCATAATGTATGGAAAAATCATATTATTATGAGATTATTGAGCGCTTTTTGCCGCAGCTCATTTTATCTGTTGTAGAAAAATTAAATGAGAGGCATACAGGTGCATTATCTTATCTGTTCAAGGAACGTTTGACACCTGTGTATTCTGACGATGGTCGTTGGGCAAGTCTCAAGGGTGAATATACCCGTATCGCTGCAGACATTATATCAATGGATTCCGAACTGCCGTTTAAGTCACGCGACGTGATTGAAACAGCAACGGGAAAGATTCCCAAGATTGGTATGAAGTTTTGGCTTGGTGAAAAGGAAGTAAAGAAGATTGACAATATGATACGCAGCGGGCGCCCGATTGCTCAAATTGTAGCTACTATATTTCAAGACCTTCCGCGGTGCATCGAAGGTGTTTGGGAGCGTTTGGAAGACGTATTCCTGTCCGAGCTGTCAACCGGTATAGGTATTGCCGAGAGAAGCGGTGCTGTTGGTCTGCGTCTTGATGTCGGATATATGGACGAAAACAGATTCGGTGCTTCTGTTCTTTGGTCTACCCCGAACGTCTCTACTCCTATTAGTGATTTCCAAAAGGTTTTTGACAAGGCTGCCGCCGACCAGAATGTCATTACAGACATATGGATGGATGACGCAGCACTCATCAATTTCTACAAGAGCACGGAGGCACGCGAGCAATATGCGTTCGGGATGAATTTCGCCGGTGACAAGATTCCGACATTGGGATTCAACCAAGCAGCAGAAGTTATCAACAAGACGTGGACTGGTGTTACTCTTCACCGGGTTGCCCGTCAGATTAAGACGGAGCTTAACTATAAGAAGCAGAATCATACACCATGGAAGTCTGGTATGGTTGTGTTCACATGTAATGAGAAACTTGGTGATTTGGTCTGGACAGACTGTGTAGAAGCATCTCGTCCCGTTGCTGGTGTAGCCTACACGAGTGTGGGCAATTCCACTGCCACAGCCCTCAATGGGCAGAATATTTCCGGTGTGGATGAGTATATTCTCACATCGCATTACCACAAGAATGACCCGTGGCGCGAGTTCACATCCTCACAGGCAATGGTTGTGCCTATCATAAGTAATGTTGACCAAATATACACGTTGGACACAAAAACAGTACAGGCATGACGGTTGTAAAGATTATACAGGAGTTTCGCGACAAGGATAGATTTTCAAAAATCTACCTTGTCGGGGATATCTGTGAATTTGATGAAAACCGTGCTCTATCACTCATCTCTAAGGGTTTGGCAGAATTGATTTTCGAAAAAAATGACGACAAGCCCAAAAGAGGAAGAAAAGCATTGAACAAATGACAGTAAGAGAATACATATCACAGAAGTTAGCAGTCTTTGGCAATGTGTCAGAGGTGCAACTTCTTGATATGTCTCTGAATGGCGGTTTTGATTTGGCGGATGAATATAATGATGGTAATGCCCGTTCGGTTGGTGTGGCTATGGTTGGTTGCATTGAAGAATTAGTGTTTGCCCCAAAAATTAAGTCTGTTAATGAAAACGGCTTTTCCATGTCATGGGACTTTAGTAATTCCGCACATATTACAGGTAAAGGTAATCACACCACTGGAAAAGGATGAGTTCGGAAGACCGATTCCTGGAACTGGTGGCGGGGACTGGCAGGAAGTATGTAAGTGCCGTTGTGATGACAACACCATTAAGGAGTTTAAATCAGAAAATGGCGAGGTGTACCGGCCCAATTACCATGTGGTATGCGAGAAGTGTACAACCATCAAAGCAGGTGATGAAATCCGTTGTATGGATGGTGAGGACGTGAGAGGACAAGGCAAGGTCTATATGGTGAAGGGTACTAACTACTTTAACTATTCGGAATTATGGATGTAGATTTTGATTTCTCCGATGTTGATGATTTCTTCAATAAAGGAGAATGGGAGGTTGAAAAGAAGATGATTGATGTGGGCGATGAAGCCGTAAAGTACGCAGAGGAACATGGCGATTACCAAGACCACACACTAACTTTGAGAACATCCAATAAATATGATGTGGATAAAGACAGTTTGATGCTATACAACGATGCAACAGCTCCGAACGGCTATCAGTACGCTTCCAAGGTAGAATCGAAAGGTTATGATGTTTTGAGTAGTGCCGCCATTCATGCGGAGAAACAATTAAAGGAAGAATTTGAATGATAACGCCTACCGACATAGCAAACATTATCTATCGGGATTGCGAGGTTTTCGGGATAGACATTGTACCTGACGGAGAAACGCTTACAGGCGAATTGAAGTCTGAAAGAATTGTCATACATTCCAAACCGCAGCAGCCGGAAACATATTGGAAGAAGTCTTTTGTAGAAGTAAACCTTTGTGTTCCTGATTTGAGCGAGAATGAAGCCAACACAATCCGGATAAACGAGCTTGAAAGAAAAGCTGTTGCACTGTTGGACGATGTGACAAGTTCTTATGACGGTACTGCTTATTACTATTCGATTGAATCAATAGGCATGGAGGAAGACGAGGAGCTGAAATGTCATTATGTGAATGTGAGAATATTATTTGAAGTGTTAAATGTTAAATAAATAGTAAGAATGAAACCATTTATAGGTATAAAGCAGATATGGTACGGTAAGTCCATTGAAGCAGCAATGACACCGCAGAGCCTGAAAACATGGCTTGAAACGGCAAAGGAGGTGAAGAACTCCCATCAAGACACATGGGGATATACGCAGGATGATCCTTCGGTTCAAGATTATATCAATGAGTTGACAGGTAAGACGTATTACCGTGATGTTACGGACGGAGGAACGAAAACAATAACGTTCACCATGGGCGAATATGCGTTTGAAGACAAAGTCGCATTGCAGGGCGGTAAGGTTGTAAAGTCCGGCGAGACTGTTGTCGGATGGGAATCCCCCGAGACACCTGAGCTTATATATATGGCTGTTGTTGGTAAAACTAAAACAGGTAACTACGTTGTTTTCACAAATGCCGGTATCGTAGGAAAGTCAAACATGGTGGAGAAGAATATCGGTCTTGGTGTTACGGCCGTGGCGATGGAGAACAATACGGAGGGTGTCAGCGATGAATATTGGTTTGATGGTGAAGCCGTTGATTCCACTGGGTCATAAAATATGATTTGGCAGTTGTTGTATTATGATGGTTGGCGGTGGAACAAATAAAAGCCCACCGCCTTTTTTTATTTGTTTTATGGAAAAGAATGCTGCAAAGATTGTAAGTAGTGCCGTGCTTGGCATGGATTTCCGAACGGCTGTTATAAACGGTAAAGTTTATATGATATCCCCACCTACAATACACAAAATAGCCGGAGCGGGGTATTATCTTTCCGGCCTTAAAGGGGATAATGATTTGGATGCTGTATTGGGCATGATGAAAGATATGGGTAATGCTGCTCATGCGTTATCATATCTAATTAATGGTGATGACAGCTTGTTTGACGAGTTGTCACACGGAACTGTTGAAGAGGTTGTCAATGCCCTTAAAGAGGGACTTTCTTTGATTTCCGTCGAAAATTTTATGACGCTATCAGTTTCAGCAAGGAATGTAGCAAATCTGATAGCAAAACAGAAACAGTAGGCAATGAATGTCTATTGGGACAGATTGCGACATTCATGGACAACTTGCATCTGTCTTATGATGAAGTTTTACATAAGATACCATACCGCAATCTTGTGATAATGCAGAAAGACAAATTGCATATATGTTACGGTGAAGTGATGAAAGAGGTATCGGAAGAGGAATATTTTAAGATAAAAGGTAAAAACAAATTAAAAGGATAACAGACTATGCCAAAACTTGTATTCCGTGTGAGTGCTGACTATGAAGAAGTTATTAGGCTCCGTAATGAGATAGAGAAGTTGAAGAAAGAATTAAAGGGGATGAATGCCTCACAAACCCCTCACGCCTTTAATACTCTTAATGCGCAGCTCCAAACGTCCACGCAGAGAATGGATGAGTTGGTAGTGGAGGCAGCGAAAGCCGGAGCTGAGATGGAACATGGCTTTAAGAGGAAGATTTTCGATGCTTCTCAAGTTGTCAATGGACTGTCTGAAAAGATAACATTGCAACGCGGAACCATACAGCAGTTGAAGAACGAGTTGACAGACCTTAAAGGGAAATACCGTGAAGCGTTAAAGCATGATGGTAATGCTTCGGAATTGGAGGCCAAGATAAAAATCGCAAGCGAGAAACTCCGCGAACAAAAATCGGCATTGTTCGACCTT